ACGAACAGGAGCTAGTAAGCTGTATGCTTTACTTGCTGTTAATCCACTAACTAATACATCAACTCCGTTGTTTTGAAGTGTTATACCAGTTGGGGATTCAATTGTACCATCTGTTCTATTAACTAAGATATAGTCTGTAGTGGTTGCCGCAGGATTGAATTCAGAACCACTAGTAGTAGGACTTGTTGCAGAACCTACCGAGAATGTCAACGAAGTTTGACCTGCACCAGTTGATGCATCAAAACGTTGGGTTGTAGTATATGTGGTTGCCTGTTCATTATCACCAGTGCCTCCACGTGTATTTCTAATAAATGAATATGCAAGCGGGAATAATAATGGTAAACCACCAGGTTCATTGATCTCAGCACCAACTCTAGAATAAACTGCACCTGATACAGTACCGCTAAATGCTGAATCAATAGTGAGTGTATCATTATCAGTGATTGCTGTAACTCTACGGAATTCATATGTTGAAGAAGAGTTAATAGTTCTAATGTAATCACCAACTTTTAATTGTGTAGTGAATGCAGTTCCAGAAGAACCCGTGATAGTAGTAGTTGAAGCAGATATAAAACCTGAAAGGGTGGTATACTTACCATAAACATCAGCCGCGATATTAGTCTTTGTTGTACCGCTATCATAGAAAATTTGTTTTACATCGCGATCGAATGTATATCCGCTTTCCATCTTAACATCGAAGATGTATGCTTTATAAACACCAGTTAAGGTTCCTGGAGTACCTGAATGGAATTCCCATCCACGAAGTCTAGCTGTACCAACTTTAGTTCCTGAACCAGCAGTTTGTGGATTAGAACTCGGAGTTAATCTATTATATAGATCTACTAATGGAAAGGTTGAACAATCTGGTAATCCTAAAACGTTTGAAACATAAACATAATTACCGTATGATACAGGAATCGCATCATTTGATATACGATCAAATGTTCTGGCTTTAGGTACTTTCACGTATTCAGTAGCGATCTTTTCAACTTCATAACCTTGAACGTATGCTTTTCCAGGCTCAATAGCAACTGCTACAGCTGTCTCATCTCCGCCTTTTTCTGGAGTTAAGTATCCTCTATTAAATGGAGGATTTGTTGTATAGTTCCAGTCAATGATACCATCATTCAAATTCTGATATGGATCAGTAGCATCAAACAGTGTTGACGGTTCAACAGCTCCAGATAAACCGCCCTTAAGAGCTACAAAATAATTACCGCCCGATGTAACTATATCACCAAGTTGATAAGTTGTACCTGGTCCACTCCATGCGCCTCTATCGTTGTTACGATGTTCACGAACTGCAACCTTAAATGGAGAAACTGTATAATGACCAGATTCATCAAATGTTCTTCTAGCTAGTGTCTTAGCTAAGATTGAATAATCTGTCTCTGTAACTCTAGATTGTAATACACCGTCAGTAATTCTAATGAGTTCAATAAATGTGTCGTCGAGTGTTGAATCGGGAGCTAATTTAGTTAATGTTAAAATAATTTGATAGCGATGTGCACCAGGAGCATTTTGATTTGGAACGCCGTTAGCGTTATCAGCTAGAGTACTATCATCATTTGAATCAACGATATTTTCATCAATATCTAAACCAATCCTATAACTTGGTGTATTACTATACTTAGAAATTACTAGGGTTTGATCTGTAACAAGGGTAAACTGACCTTTTACAAAATAGATGCCTTTTTGAATAGCTGCGATGGTACCTTTACCAAGAACACCAGAACCAGATTTGATCTGTACAGTTCTTTCTACTAATGATGTAGTAGTAGTTGCGTCTGCGACTAATAACTCACCCGCAACGAATGTTTTTGTCTCTTTATCATCACCTGAAGACGTATATCTGACAAATAAAGTTATAGCATCTGTTATTAATGGATTATCTTCATTGGGTTCTTCAAGAGTTACAGTCGTAACTTTAGCAGTAACTCCAGAAGTTTGACCAGTTATTGTAGAACCGATCAATTCATTGGCTATCGTGTTAATGTCTATGCCATTGGTTTCGTTCTCGATCTTTATATAGGTGATATTTGTATCAACAGAAGATTGACCAGGAATAACCATCGCACCTTCTTTGAACAAGTGCAAACCTACACGCTCTACTTGAGTTTGTAAGTATGTTTGAAGTTGATTTAACTCTCTTACTTGTAAAGAAACAGCAGGTCTAAATAATACGCGAAGGTATCTTTTTGCCTCATCATAATCATCATAATATGGTGCTTGAGAAAAGATCTTTAATGACATATTTTAAAAGCCTTAAATTGAATTATAGTTCTAATACTAACTTGATATCTTCTGTTTGATTTATGTTTCTATTTACAGGCGATAAATTTTCAAGATATACTAATTTGCCAGACATCGGCACATATTCTGGTGCAGTTATTGAAGCGATGGTTGCAGTAGCACCACCAATAGTAATAGCTTCGCCTTCTTCAAAACTTCCAAATCCAGTTGTCGAGTTTTGATGAAACTTTATTAAATTATCTGTTGTATCTACGCTATCTACATAAGCAATCGCTCCACTAGTATCTCCTATAACTTGTTGATCAGCTGTAAGAGTACCAGACAATCCTGTATATTCAATCGTAGTAAGAGCATTTAATGTTGCTGCAGAAGCCACACTCGGTCCTGTCCATTTAGCAGCATCTGGAGCAAATGTAGCTGCTGAAGTGTGTGCAGTATCACATACGTATGCATAGTTGTTATAATAAACAACATCACCGACAATATATGCTGTACTTGCTGCCCAATTACCCAACAAACGTACTGCAGTTGCGTCAACCTCATGTGGATTTGCAATTAAACAAATTTGTCTATAATCGTTGTCAACCAAGAAATCTCCAGAACCTTCGGCTGCAACAAGGTTAACGTCGATGATAACATAGAAACCGCCTAGCTCTGAAACTGGATCTGAGCCATGACCTCCCTTTGGAGAGATGATAGCCCTTGCTGTTGCAGGAGTAGTAGGAGTTCCACCGCTAAAACTTACAGTCGCAGTCGTGTATCCGCTACCAACTCTTGCTGAGTTCATTATAATTTCTGTAACAACTCCGCCAGTGAGAGTAACGTCTGCTGCAATCACAGAAGCTCCAATTCCATCACCAGTAATTGTAACCGTTGGTTTAGATGTGTATCCTGAACCGCCGCTTGTTATTTTAATCCTTTGGATAGCTCCAGGAAGAGCAGCTTCTTGAACATCCCATTGAACTGAATCATCATCAGCTTCTAATTTTTTAACTGCAATAAATGAAGATGTATTAAACTTAGCAACGTCTGCACCAGATAGTGTGTACATGTATTTCCATTGATAACCGTCTGCTAATACTGATCCCATGGAAGTTGGTGTACCAGTTGGCTTGATTGAAGAACCTGAAGTTCCTGCTTTAATACACTTATAAACGTTCAACTCGTCAGTCACGACATAATATTGTTTTGTGCTCAAAGCACTATCTTGATCATCATACTCTGAATATGTTGAACCAGAAATCCAATTATAACGAGGGATAGCACGAGATATATTTGTAGTAGCTAATTTTTTTAGCGCCAACAAATTTCTTTGTGCATCAAATTCGGTCGATTGAACATCGGTCGGCGTTGGAGGAGATGATTCAGAAGACCAAGAAAATGCTCGGCCTATACCAAGATAGTAAACATCATCGAGTTCTCCAGCTAAACCTTGAACCAAGGTATTAGCGTTTTGATAACGAAATTTAGTAGTAATAATAGCAGACATGGTTTTTAGAATCCTTAGGAATATATGGTCTATTTATATCAGTTGAGCTCAACTATAACATCAGATCCTGAAGTTGGATCAAGTAAATCTATTGTCTCATTATATAAGCTTCCAGCTAAATCTGCTGGTTGTACTGTCAAGAATGAAGACATCAATATCGTTGTACCATTTTCATACGTTTCATCGATAGCATTTCTAACTAACACTGGTACGAAGTTAGTCTTCAATCCTAAACATGGACCTTCAAGTACAACATCATCATAATTAGATGCAAATTCTTCAGTTAAGAATTTATACTGATCAAAATGTTTAAATGTCGGTCCAAGTGCAAGTGCTGGTTTAGATGTTAATCCTTCAATTGCTTCTCCAACGACTGGAGTAATGACTGTACCCAATAACTCGCGATATGTTTCAGCTATAGTCATTGGAACAGTTACTTTCTCCAAGATGATAGGTCTAGTTGCTTCTTCAGCAATCACCCTACCAATCTGCACTAACTTCATCTTTAATTTTTGTTGGCCAACTGAAGCTGTAGAAACTACTTTAATCTGGCCAAAAAATATAAAACCTGCTGGATGAAGTACCTTAGTAACTATATCTTTCCAAGATTCGAATGACTTACTTGTCTTGATAACATATGAATAATCTTGATAATAATAACTATCTTGTAAATATTTTCTATCAGATAAAAATCCATTATTATCGGTGTATCTTCCGTCAGCATCGCTCCACTTCCCAGAAGAAGGTTGTAACATATCAACTCTGGGGAAATAAAGTTCTATCTGATCTTGGAATAAGATATTAAATAAAGCTTCATATGAAGGTAATGAACCTTTAGCTAGATATAAATCAATAATCTGCTTATAAAGCTTTCTACGATCAACTCCTTCGACGGCTGGAATTGGTCCCGCAACAGCACGCTGAATGTATGGTATAAATTCTTCAGCAACGTTATCAATGTTCTTAATATCAACTAATTTGTTTATAATACTACCAGGAGAATAAACAGTCGATTGCTGCCACTCTAGATAAGCTTCAAGGAATTCCATGAAGCGTTCATTGGAGCGAAGATGATCAGGTATTACTTCATGTAACACATAATACTGCGGTGTCGTAGTCCCTAACCTGTCAGTTAAAACGGTATACGGCATTTTTTAATCTTCTTTGTGACGAGGAGTGGTTGTATAGTTTACACCAGCTGGTGTACCACCTGTAGCAATCGTATCAACTTCACCAGTTACTGTAACATCATCCATATTAATCTTTATCAATTGATTTCTCTTAGGAGCAATATCATTAGAATTTGGAATTCCAGTAATGGTAATATAATCTCCATTTATGGCTGATGGAGTAAATTTCTCCAGTACGACCAATCCTTGATCAGCGATGATATAACCAATATCAGATATAGTAGTGATTTTAGTGTTGTTCAATATTTTATATAATTCAAGTGTATGTGTACCACCTTTATCGGAGTGTGGTTCAGCACTACCCAACGTTTGAGCTCTATCTTGTATATAAGAAGTTACTCCATTATATGTAAATGAAGTCGAAGTAATAACTTTGTCATTTGAACGAGTATAATAGAGCGGAGAAGAGAACTGTATAGTGTAAAGTCTTGGAGTATTTAATATTGGAACCAAGCGTTTGACCATAAACACTCTAACTGTGCTGTTTAGAATAGAAGGATCACAGGCATCTATCAATCGTGTCAATTTAGAATGTCTAAACACACCATCAAACTGTTGTAAGTCTGCAGAATTATAATTTGCGATGGTATCTGTCACTAGTTGTTTTAATTCTCCAGCAGTTCTAGATGTAAGAGCTGGATTGTATTTGTAAAATACTTCTAACTTAAGATACGTATACTCTGGATCAATGATTTCTGGACTAATAGAAACGATGTTGCGAGGTTTTAAGATCTGATCTTTGATCTTTTGTTTTTCAACTTCATCTAATGTTTCTCCATCCTTTGGTTTGATAGAGATGTAAGCTTTACCATACTGAGGAGGATCATTTTGTTCTCCGCCCCAGACTGCGATAGATTCAATGTTAGAATAGTTTTCTAAGATCGCAGCTCGATAGTCATCTGGTGTAACTACTCGATTTTGTGCAATGTATGTTAATGGTGCATTAAACTTAATAGAGTCGTTCGATTCGCGATCAGAACCAGAATCAGATTTAGATACGGTTGATATAGTAACATTTGTATTACCTTCAATATTTCCATTCAAAGTAAATATTGTCGCTCCATTACCTTCTTCTGCAGCAGTAGATAACCATTCGATCTCTACAACATTACCAGCATCTAATTTTCTAGATGTTATGCCGTCACCAAAATAGATTTCAAATCTTTCTGACACAGCTTCTTGTATGTAATAAGCTTTTGATGTTGCATTTACTTTTGTAAAATCTTTTGCAAGTGTATAGACATCAGATAACGTTGCAGAAATATTTTCTTTTACCTTAACAGTAATGGTTTCTCTATCACAGTTTAAATCTGCAATTTCATAGTATTGATAATCATCAAAAGAATCTACTACATAAAATGTAGATTTTAAAATACCCTGATTTATCTTGACATTAGAAAACGTGTACACTCCTCCAACCGGAGATATCGTTTGTGTTTCAAGGACTGTGAAGATATATTGTTTGTCATTAATAGTCGTCGTAAATTCTGTGCCTCTATCGAGTGTTAACCTAGAAGGAGAACCAGCTGGATTATTTACTGTGATGTTGATAGTTGCAAATGCAGAAGTTTTAGAACGAGGGATATAACCTAATAATTTAGCATGCGATACGATGTTTTGTCTACGATCAGCAGAATCTAAGAAGACCTCATTCACAGCCATATTTGCATTCAATGCATTATAGTGTGTATTGTATGCTAAAAGATCTATGAGCACAGCCATGCCTGATCCTTCGAAGTCATAGTCGGTAAATTTACCACCAGCTTGAAGACCTTTCAGATGATCTTTTAAATTTTCTTTTATTTGAAAGAAATCTAGTTCCGTTACATTGATCGGCATGTTATCTTGTTCTCTCTAATACAATAGTTGTTGTTGCTACTTGTCCAGTAGTAATTACTTGAAATTCTAGTGTGAGTCTATACGCATTCAACCCCTCATCGAATACAGAATCAACTTCAAGGATACGAGCTCTAGGCTCAAAGTTCGCGAGGACTCTACGAACAGCTTCTTCTATACTGTGAATCGTAATATCATCTGCTGGTTCAAACAATAGACCTCTAACTCCAGATCCAATTTCTGGTTGAAATGGTCTTTCTTGGAAATTGGTCAATACTAAATTTTGCACAGACTTTTTAACTGCATCAACATCGCGAATGGGATTTATATCTCCAGTCACAGGGTTAGGTCTAAAGAGTAGATCTAAGTCTGCATACGTGGATTCTCTGCCTCCGTATGTTAGCTCTCTCATAGGTTGAGAGTTGGCCGGACGGTTGCCTATTGGTAAGTCTGATAAGTTTTGTGATCGCATGGTTCTATTTATTATGCCGTGAATGCTTTATATGCTTTTTCTTGAGCATTTATTCTCTTTTGGTAATCTACTACTTTAGTAGGATCAGCATTAGGTTTACCTGCATTAACTATTGCACCACACTCTCCCCACGCTTTCTTGTCAGCATAGTCAGAAATATTTTTAGTCTTAAAATACCAAGCACCAGTCTCAACGGCAATATTCTTATCTTTAACAACCAAGTCTGGATCTTTAACTAGGCGATCATCTCCAAAGAATGCCTTTGATGCTCTTAAATAGTTATCTTTAAACGTAAGTTGTTTTAAACCTCTGCCACGATATTTCCAACCATCACCTGGTTGTGGATCTAACAACTTGCGCTCAACCATATAGATGATATTGGCAACGTATTCTGCACCTTTCGCTACAGCAGCTCTTGCATCATCAAGTGTAGCGAATCGTTTATTTCCTGGGTTTAATTTCGTGAATATGAAGTCTGCACTGTATTTCACCGTTTCTTCGATCTGCGTCCAGCTAGTCTCTACACCAACATTACCAACAAATGCAGCTACACGTTCAGGCGTGGTGATATTATATTTTGGTAGTGTGTCTCTCAAGTATTCATACCAATTACCTGCTGCTGCACCACCAGCTGCCACTAATTTTTCTTTAGTAAATGCAAATGTAAATCCAGAGGATGGAGGAGTTGATGGCTTAGGTTCGACTACTGGATTTTTTTGTGGTACTACTGGAGGAGTCGGCTTTACTTGAGGTTTAGTTTCATAGACCGGAGCAGGAGTTACTGCAGGAGCTCCAGGAGGAAGAGGAGTTACTTCAGTTATTGGAACTTCTTTAGTAGTAACAGGATCTACTACAACTGGAACGGGTTCTTTTGTAACTGGATCTGGAATAGTCTTTTGTACTACTTCAACGTTCGGTACAACTGGAACTTCCTTTTTA